TCAAGGGCCGTGAGGGCCTGTTCTCCCCGGTCGGGGTCCGGGTCCGGGCGTCGGTCCCGGGCCCGGTGGTCGCCCCGCCCCCGTTCCTCGACGGCCCTGTCCGGCCGGCCGGGAACGCGTCGCGGGACGAGTGGGCCGGCTACGTCGTCGGTCTCGGCGGCGACCCGGGGGACCTGTCCCGGGACGCCCTCCGGGACCTCGCCACCGAGCTGGGAGGCTGACCGGTGGCGTGGGAGCCCGCCTACGCCACGGCGTCGGAACTGGCCGCACACCTGCGGATCCCGGACTCCGACGACAACGTGGAACTGGCCCTGGCGGCCGAGGCGGCTTCCCGCGCCATCGATCACTGCACCAACCGCCAATTCGGCCAGCTCGACGACGTGCAGGCCCGGACCCTGGTGGCCCGGTGGCGTCCCCGCCTCGGGGCGTACGAGATCCGCATCCCGGACCTGATGACCACTACGGGGCTGGTAGTCACGTCGTCCGGGTCGACCCTCGCCTCTGGCGCCGGTTACCAGTTGCTCCCACGGGACGCCGCCGAGCGTGGCCGACCGTGGGAGCGGGTCCACACCCGCACCGCTACCGCCCCCGCCCTCGGCGTCGGTGAATACACCGTCACCGTCACCGGCCGGTGGGGGTGGACCGCGGTCCCGGCCACCGTCCAGAAGGCCGCCCTGCTCCAGGGCGCCCGGTTCCACAAGCGGCGGGAGGCCCCGTTCGGGGTGGCCGGCTCGCCGGAGATGGGTTCCGAGGTGCGCCTGCTGGCGAAGGTCGACCCGGACGTGGAGGCCATGCTCCGCCCGTACCGACGCGACTGGCCGATGCTGTGACCGGCGACGACGAGATCAGCAACGCCGAGCTGGCCCGGTGGATGCACCGGATCGAGCAGGCCCTGGCCAAGATCGTCGACGACCACGAGCAGCGGCTCCGCACCGTCGAGCGGCGCCTGTGGATCATGACCGGTGTCGCCTCCGCCGGGGTCGTCACCTCCGTCGGCGCCGTGCTCGACATGCAGGGGGTGATCGGCTGATGGATTTCGTCGACGTCATGGCCGAGATCGCCGACGCTCTCGCACCGATCGACGGGCTCCGGGCCCACACCGGTCACCCGGACTCGATCACCGCTCCGGCCGTGATCGTCGGTTACCCGGAGATCGACCTGGACCAGGCGTACAACGGCGGGCAGGACCGCTACGACATGCCCCTGTTCGTCGCGGTGGCCAGGGTGTCGGAGCGGGCGGCCCTGGAGAACATCGGCCGGTACATGGCCGGTGCGGGGGCGTGGTCGATCCGCCAGGCCCTCGACGACTGGACGTTCATCACTGCGGACGTCGTCACGGCCCGGGCCGCACGCCCGGACGTCCTCACCGTGGGCGGGGTCGATTACCTCGCCTACGTGTTCGACCTCGATGTCGTCGGCCCGTCCGACGCCCCCTGATTGGAGGCCCCATGGCCAGGAAGCACGGCAAGGACACGTTCGTCTCGGTCGACGGGGTCGACCTGTCGACCTACATCAGCAGTTCCGAGTTCGGGCTCAGCACGGACGTGCACGACACGACCGGGTACCAGCCGACCGGGGACGCCAAGACCTACACCGAGGGCCTGCTGGACGGCACGTTCTCGATGGAGGGCTGGTACGACACCACCGCCTCGACGTCGCCCCGCCCGGTCCTGACCGGCCTCCGGGGTGGTGGTGCGGTCACCATCATCCGGCAGGTGGAGGGCACCGGGTCCGGCCTCCCCCAGGATTCGTTCTCAGCGATCCTGACCAGCTACAGCGAGTCGAGCCCGGCCGAGGACATCGTCACTTGGTCCGCCGAGTTCCAGATCACCGGCCCGATCACCGACACCGCCCAGTCGGCATGAGCGAGTACGCATCCGCCGATGACCTCCTCGCCGTGGGCACGGACGAGGACGACTACGTCTTCCCGGACGGGAAGAAGGTCCGCATCCGGGCACTGCCCCGCGGGATCGTCCACCTGATCGCCGACCCGAACACCTCGGTCGCGAAGGCTGAACAGCTCGGGATCTGCCACGGCCTCGTCCAGCCGTCCCTGACCATGACCCAGGTCGGGCCGTGGATGGAGCGGGTCGGGTCCGGCTACGTCCAGGGCCTCGTCGAGGCCATCCAGCGACTCTCCGGTGTCCAGGAGGGCGCCAGCAAGGAGGCGTTTCAAGCGCCTCCTGACTGACCCGGGCCTGGAGTACGAGATCTACCTGGCCCGGAAGTTGCACATGACCCGGGCCGAGCTTCTGGCCCGGATGACCAACGCCGAGTTCCTGGTGCAGCGGGCCTACGACATGCGCCGCCGGCAGGAGCAGGAACTGGCCGAGGCGAAGGCCAAGAGCAAGAGCAGGCGGAGGAGGTGACGTAGATGCCAGGACAGCCGATCACGGTAGAGATCGAAGGTCTGCGTGAGCTGTCCCGCGCCCTCAAGGTCGCCGACAACGAGCTGGCCAAGGAGCTGCGGAAGGCGATGAACGTCGCCGCTCAGCTCGTCATCGACGACGCCCGCCCGAAGGTCCCGACCAGGTCCGGGCGGGCGGCCGGGTCGCTGCGGGTGGCGTCCACCAGGACCCTGGTCCGGGTGTCGGGCGGGTCGTCCCGTGCCCCGTACTACCCATGGCTGGACTTCGGTGGGAGTGTCGGCCGGAACAACAGCGTCGTCCGCCAGTTCCGCAAGCGGGGCCGGTACCTCTACCTGTCGTTCTTCCAGCTCCGCGACTCCGGCAAGTTCACCGCGGTGCTGGAGGAATCAATCCGGGACGTGGTCCGCCGGGCCGGGCTCCCCGACGGGGGTGTCGGGTAGTGGCCGGCAAGGCAACGCTGACCTTCGCCGGGGACGCGTCCCAACTGCTCCGCACGTTCAAGGACGTCGACGGGGGGGCGGCCAGTCTCGGACAGTCGATGCGGTCCAGCCTCGGCGGGTTCGACGGTGTGCGCGACGGGTTCGACGCGATCGACACCGGAGCCATGGGGTTCCGCGACTCGATCACCGGCGTGCAGGACTCGATGGCCGGCTGGAAGATGCTCACGGCGGACACGACCGCTCAGATCGCCCAGCTCGGCGACGAGGTCGACCGGTTGAAGAAATCCCAGGAGGACCGGCTCGCGTCGATCAAGAAGCAGGAGGAGGAACGGCTCGCCCAGATCAAGGAGAACAAGCGGGAGGAGCTGGACGCCCTCAAGGAGAAGCAGGCGGCCGAGCTGCGGGCGGCCAGGGAGTCGGAGGCGTCGGCCGAGTTCATCGCCGCCATGCAGGCCCGGCACCGCGACGAGATCAACGCCACCAGCGACACCTACGACCAGCAGGCGAAGGACGTCAAGGACACCTACGCCGACCAGGCTCAGGCCATCAAGGACGCCACGGAGGAGCAGACCGCTGCACTGACCGCCCAGATGAAGGAGCTGGAGTCCCAGTCCGGCTCGACGGCGGAGGCCCTGCTCCTCATCGGCATGGGCGTCGGCGACCTCGCCTCCGGGTTCGCGAACCTGATCGTCCCGCTCAGCAAGATGTCGTGGGAGAGCGCGAAGGCCGCCGCGACGCACGCCAAGACCGCCGCCGTGTGGGTCGCCAGCAACACCAAGATGGTGGTCTCGTCGGTGGCGTCAGCGGCGAAGGCCACGGCGGTCTGGGTGTTCAACGCCGCGAAGGCCGCGGCGTCGGTGGTCGCCTCGGTCGCCGTGCAGGTCGGGGCGTGGATCATGCTCGGCGTCCAGTCCCTGCTGGCCGCCGCAAAAGTCGCGATCGCGTGGCTGATCGCCATGGGCCCGATCGCCCTGGTCATCGCCGCCGTCATCGGCTTAGTCGCCCTCATCATCTGGAAATGGGACGACATCAAACGGATCATCGCCGCGGGCTGGGAGTGGGTGAAATCCACCTCGGCGAGGCTGTGGGACGGGATCAAGCGGGCCGTCACCGCCGGGATCGACGCCGTCAAGACCGACCTTCAGAACAAGCTGAACCTGATCAAGGGGGTGTTCAACGCGTTCAAGACCACGGCCACCTCGATCTGGAAGGCGATCGGTTCGGCCATGACCGCCCCGATCCGGTCAGCGGTCAACGCCATCAAGAGCATCTGGAACAACACCCTCGGCGGCAAGGGCATCAGCATCCCGTCGTGGGTCCCCGGCTACGGGGGCCGGTCGTTCACGATCCCGCGCCTGGCCGCCGGTGGGATCGTCCCGGCCACGCCCGGCGGGCGGCTCGCTGTCCTCGGCGAGGGCGGGCAGGACGAGGCCGTGATCCCCCTCGACCGGCTCGCCGGGATGGGCGGCGGCACCACCGTCATCGAGCTGCGGTCCGGCG